TGAAACAGATGCGAAGCTGGCTGCTATGCAAGAGCAGATGTCAGCGCTACTTGCGACTGTTGCGAAACCAAAAACACGCAAACAGAAAGTAGTAGAGGCTTAATATGTCCCAAACGATGCTTCAAATGGTGCAACAGACGGCAGCCGAATTAAATTTGGCTGTTCCGACTTATGTAATCGGCAATCAATCTCAAGATGTCCAGCAAATTTTGGCTCTTATGAATGGTTCTGGTTATGACTTGCTTAAAGAATATGATTGGCAAGCTCTCCAGGTGCAGTATCGTTTTTATACTAAATCTTTAACCGCCAACGCCACAACTGTCAATGGTTCGTATAACTTGACTTTTGAGGCTGGCACAGATTTGACGGGTGTTGATAGTCAATGGCAGCTAACAGGCTACAACATCCCTCAAGACACTTATGTAGTTTCAGCCAATAACACGACTAAAGTTGTAGTTATGAGCCAAATGGCTACTGGTGATGGGGTTCAATCAGTAGTCTGCGCACAGACCGCTTATGACCTTCCTGCCGATTTTGAAACCATTACTGACCGCACTCATTGGGACAAGTCTAAGCATTGGGAAATGTTAGGCCCTGAAGATGCACAGCAATGGCAATGGCTAAAGTCTGGTTATATCTCAACTGGCCCTCGTGTTCGTTGGCGTATTCTTGATAACCAATTCCAAATATGGCCTGTAATGAATACCAACGAGTATTTAGGATGGGAATATCGTTCTAAAGGTTGGGCAAGAAGCGCTACAGGCGCTATTAAAAACAGTTTTACTGCCGATACAGATACTACGGTTTTAGATGACCGTTTAATGGTTTTATTTACCAAAATGAAGTATTGGGGCATTAAAGGTTTTGATACTACTGTGGTTTCTCAAGATTATCAGCGTGTGCTATCTATTGCTAAAGCTAACGACAAAGGCGCACCAAACTTATCATTTGCGCCATACCCAAGTAAGGTTCTTATTGGTTACGCTAATATCCCAGATACAGGCTATGGTTCATAATGCTATTACAGCGCCCAAAACAAAACACAGCTAAAACTGCTTCTGTGCCAGCACCTTTGGGTGGCTGGAATGCAAGGGATTCTATTGCAGAAATGAATCCTTTAGACGCTGTGCAAATGGTCAATTTCTTTCCTACTCCGACTGATATTCAGTTGCGTAAAGGATGGACTAAAAAATCCACAGGAATTACAGGTTCAGTTAATACTGTAATTACTTACCCAACAGGCAGCACTTATAAGCTATTTGCTTTTGCTGGCACAAAAATTTACGATGCTTCTACAAGCACCGCTACAGTAGTATTTGACGGATTGTCAAGTTCTAAGATGCAGTTTGTAAACTTTTCCAATTCTGCTGGTAATTGGATTGTTGCTTGTAATGGTCAAGACCCTGTAGTAGTTTATGACGGCACAAGATGGTTTTTTTTAGCAACTACCTCTACAGCACAAACAATTAGCACTATTACCCATGTTACAACTACTGCAACAGTTACTACTGCTTCTCCACATGGTCTAGTAACAGGTAATGAAGTTGTTATTTCAGGGGCTTCTCCTACTGACTATAACGGCACTTATGTTATTACTCGAACAGGTGCAAGCACTTTTACTTATGTAATGGCTACAAATCCTGCTACAAACGCTATTGTAGTGGGTTCTTATACGGTTTTAGGTGTTACTGGCGCAAATTCCAATACATTTATTAATGTAAATTTATTTAAAAACCGCTTATATTTTACGCAAAAAGACACATTGGCTTGTTGGTATTTACCAGTAGATTCTATTGCTGGCGCAACTTCTCCGCTTTATTTTGGTGGAATTGCTCGAAATGGCGGTTATTTACAAGCAATGGGAACATGGACTATTGACGCTGGACAAGGCGCTGATGACTATGCCGTGTTTGTTACTTCTATGGGTGAAGTTATTGTTTATAACGGAACAGACCCATCTTCTGCAACTACTTGGGCATTAAAAGGTGTTTGGCAATTAGGTCAAACTTTTAGCCGTAGATGCTTTACAAAATGGGCTGGCGACCTTTTATTGCTTACTCAAGACGGTTTAGTTCCTTTGGCTTCTGCATTGCAATCTAGCCGCCTAGACCCAAGAATAAATATTACAGACAAAATTTATTATGCTGTAAGCCAAGCTGCAACCAATTATTACGCTAATTTTGGTTGGCAAGTGCTTTATTACGCTTCTGAAAATATGCTTATTTTAAACATTCCAGTAAGCGGTGGAATGGAACAATATGTAATGCACACCATTACAAAAGCATGGGCTAGATTTACAGGAATACAAGCATATTGCTTTGTAAATTCAGTTGATAATGACATTCATTTTGGTGGCGATGGTTTTGTAGGCACTTTTTATAACAGCTTTTCGGACAATGGAACAAACATTGTTGGTGCGGTGCAGCAAGCATATAGTTATTTTGACAGCCCAGGCCAATTAAAACGCTTTACTTTAGTGCGCCCTATTTTGCAAACAGATAACGGTGTGCCGACTGTTTTATGCAATATTAGCACCGACTTTCAGCCAGTAGATAACTTAGGTCAAGTTTCATTTAACCCTTCTATTGTCAATACAGGAAAATGGGATTCTGCTACTTGGGATAATAAAAACTGGGGTGGCGGTCTTGTGACTACAAAAATTTGGCAAGGCGTTACAGGAATTGGTTTTACAGGTTCAATTAATATAACCGTAGCATCACAAGATATTGAATTTCATTGGGCATCAACTGATTATGTAATGGAAGCAGGTGGCGTAGTTTGAGAAAAGTTACTACTGAAAATCAACAATATATGGGTGATTGGTTGGTCAGATTAATGAACCATCCGCTACCTGAAGAAACAGTATGTATTGGACAGGAAATAGATGGTAATTTAGTAGCTGTCGTAGGATATTGCAATTTTATGCCAAAAGCGTGTCAAATGCACATTGCGGCAGTAGATGAAGTAAATTGGATGAGTAAAGATTTATTGTGGGCGGCTTTTGATTATCCCTTTAATATTCTTGGAGTTAGCGTTATACTAGGGCAAATTTGTGGCAGTAATGAAGATGCCCTAAGATTGAACCGACACCTTGGTTTTAAAGTGGTAGCCGAAATTCCAGATGCTCACATGGATGGTGACTTAGTGATTATGGCTATGAGGCGTGAAGATTGTCGTTTTCTCGACATCAAATGCCCTTTAAGAACAGCAAGAGGAGAATGACATGGGTGGTGGTGGATTTTTAGGATTAGGGCCTGCGCCAAGTGCGCCAGCAGCCCCAGATTACGCAGGTGCTGCACAAGCTACTGCATCAGGCAATCTTGATGCCGCAAGAGCAGCTACGGCTGCCAATCGTGTAAACCAAGTTACTCCTTATGGAAATCTTAATTACAATATTACAGGTAGCGACCCTTATGGTAATCCAACTTGGACTGCTACAACTTCACTTTCTGATGTAGGGCAACAACTTTTAAATAACCAAAATGCTGCTAGTCTTGGTTTAGGTAGCACAATTAATTCTGCTCTTGGTCGTACCCAGCAAATGATGGGAGAAGGCTTTAATCCTAACCTTCCTTCTACTGGCATAAATCCAGGACAAACTTATCAAGAAGCATATATGCAACGCCTTGCTCCGCAAATTGAGCAAAGTCGTGAATCTACTACTGCTGCATTGGCAAATCAAGGTATAGCGCCTGGCACTAAGGCTTATGAAAATGCTATGCGCCAACAGGCTATAAAAGAAAATGATTTACTTTTAGGCGCTACAACTCAAGGATTTGGTGTTGGTCAGCAAGCAAATCAACAGGCTTACAATCAAGCCCTTACAAATTACCAGTTGCCACTTAATACATTAAGTGCATTGCGTACTGGCGCACAAGTGCAAAATCCTTCATTTGTAAATTCTGCACAACAAGCTACTACAAGTGGCCCTGATTTATTAGGTGCTAGTCAAATGGGCTATAACGCACAAATGGGTAACTTTAATGCAGGGCAGGCTGCTCAACAAGGTTTAAATAGCGGTTTAATGGGTCTTGGTGGCACATTAGGTGCAGCAGCAATTATGTCTGACATTCGCACAAAAGAACATATTAAGCAAGTTGGTTTCTTGCCTAATGGTTTGTCTGTATATGAATACGAATACAAGCCTAAATGGAAAGACGAAGCAGGTCATGGCAAGTTTATTGGTGTTATGGCTCAAGAAGTTGAAATGGTACAACCAGAAGCTGTCATTACAAGACTTGATGGATACAAAATGGTTAATTATGGAGCGTTAAATGGATAATAATTATTTTGCCCAAGTTGCTCCATATATGCAACAAGACCAACAAGGTTTAAGCCCTGTGTTTCAAAACATTGCCGCACAACAACAAAATCAAAACGCTGCATTGCAACAACAAATGCAAAATAACCAAATGGCTGGGCAAACACATGGTAGCTCAATGAGTGGTTTAAATCCATTAGCCATGGCTGCTATGTTGCGTGGGAAAAAAGACAGTTTTGGCTCTAGCGGAATGTCTAGTGGAATGACTAATGGTGGCATAACTGGCAATCTTTATGATAATTATGGCAACTTGATTTCTTCAGGTAATGCAGCCCCTTCTGCTGCTACTTGGAATCAAGCGTTTGGCGGTATTGGCGGAATGGGTGATTAATATGGCAAACGAATTAGACCAATTAAACCTTGCTCAAGCTGGCACATTGCCGCCTGAGCTATATCAGCAACAACAAGCATTAAACCGCCAGCAACAAATGGCCTCTATGTTGATGCAACAAGGGCAGCAGCAACCACAAGGTCAAATGGTTAGTGGTCGGTATGTACCGACTTCATTTTTTCAAAATTTACAACCAATAGCAAATATGCTAACTGGCGCTTACCTTGCTAAACAAGGAGACACTAAAGCTGCTCAATTAGCAGAACAGTTGCGTACAGGTCGTGAAACTGAAAAGCAAGCAGCCGTTCAAGCAATTAAAGCTGGAAAACCAGCAGATGTATTGGCATTAGAAAATGTTTATGGTGGTGTAACTCCATTTATAGGAGCTGCAACTAAAGCTGCAATTCCTGAAACTCCTGCTGAACAACAAGGATATAACCTTGCTGTAAAACAAGGATTCCCAGGAACATTTTGGGATTATAAAACTGGTCTTGCAAATGCTAGTGCTGCTAGAACATCATTAAATGTTCAAAACCAATTACCGTTTAAAGAACAAATCCAAAAAGAAGCTGCAAGCGGATTGATGAAAAACTTTGAAACATTGCAAAATATTCCATCTACTTTGCAAAACATGGACAAATTGGTTAAGTTGTCACAACAACCTATTTATGCTGGTGTTGGTGGCGAAACTAAATTGCAAACTGCTAAATTTCTTAATAATAATTTTGGCACAAATATTGGCACAGATAAAATTGGAAATAGTGAAGAATTTAAAGCAGCAGCATATCAAGGTATTTTGGAAAATCTTAAAAAGACAGATTCAAACCCAACTTTGCAACAACAAAATGCACTTAAAGAAGCTCTTGGTAGTTTAGGTACAGACCCATCTGCATTGCCAAGAGTTGTCAATGTAATGCGTGATGTATTGGTAACTAAAGCAACGCAACATAATGAGCTTGTTCGTCAGACAATGCAAAATGGCGTTCAATATCCATATAGTATTGAAGTGCCATTGCCTAAAGTAAATCCAAATGTCCCAAGCGGAAATGTGCTTTCTGCTGCAGATGCTATTTTAAATAGAAAACCTGGAATTTCTCAATAATGGCAAGCTCTGAACAACTGGCGCAATGGATTGTTGATAATCAAAAGCTGCAAGGCACTCCTGATTTTGAAACTGTTGCACAAGCATATCAGTTATCAAAAACTCAACAACCTGTACCAAAGCAACAACAAAAATCAGAAATACCTGCTTATCAATCTGCCATTGTAGGTGCTGGTAAAGGCATAACTGAACCTGCTTTAGCTGCTGGTCAATACATTGGTGGCGCACCTGCTGAATTTTCTAACGAAGTATTGCGCAGAATGAAGCCATACCAAGAGGCCAACCCAATGACATTTGGCGCTGGTCAAATTGGTGGCGGAGTTTTATCTGGCGGCACTTTAATGAAAGGTGCTGGCATGATTCCTAGCTTTGCCAAAGCCAATCCTTATATTCAAGGGTCTGCAATAGGTGGAATGATGGGTGTTTTAACCCCTAATGAACAAGGTAAATCAGGTCTTGATATGCTTGCCGAAGCTCCGCAAAAAGCATTAGTTGGAGCTGGCGGAGGAATTATAGGAACTGGTTTAGGTCGTACTGTTGCTAATGTTGTAGGCCCTAATTTAGATGCTGCCGTTAAAAAATTAATTGGCGAAGGTGTTAATTTAACGCCTGGTCAAATGATGGGTGGCATGGCCCAAAGAATTGAAGATAGAATGACTAGCATACCTTTGCTAGGAGATATTATTCAATCTTCTAGGTCTAAAGGTATTGAAGAATTTAATAAAGCAGCATACAAAAGAGCATTAGAACCTATTGGCGGTAAAGTTCCTGAATCAACAGGTCGTGCTGGTATGGAATCTGTAAAAAATCAACTTTCACAAGCCTATAATGATTTATTGCCTAAATTAACTTATAAACCAGATAATCAATTTTTAAACAATATAACAACTCTTGAAAAAGAAATTACTGGTATTAATCCACAAGACGCACAAAAAGTAGCTTCTGTAATCAATGATGTTGTTTCAAGTCGTTTGGATAAAAACGGTGAAATTAAAGGCGAAGTATTTAAAGTTATTGAAGAAAAATTAGGTGGTCTTGCTAAAACATATAGAGCAAGCGCAGATGCAGACCAAAAATTAATGGGAGACGCTTACGCTACCGCTTTAGGTGAATTGCGTCAAAATTTATCTAGAAATAATCCTCAATACGCAGAACAATTAAACAAAATAAATACTGGTTGGGCTAATTTTGCAAGATTGCGTGGCGCTGGTTCTATGGCTAATACCGCAGAAATGTTTACGCCTAATCAATTAGCTGCAGCAGTAAAATCAGCCGACAAATCCGCAGGAAAAGGCGCTACTGCTACTGGAAACGCTTTAATGCAAGACCTTTCTGACGCTGGTGTTCAAGTATTGCCAGGCAAAATACCTGACTCTGGAACTGCTGGTCGTTCTGCTATTAATTCTGCTTTGGGTGCTTTATTGGGTGGTGGTGGCGCTTATACTGCTCAAACACATCCTGTAGCAACTGGTACGGCTGCATTATTGGGTACTGCTTTAGCTGCTCCTTATATGCCTGGTGGTCGCAATTTAATTACAATGTTGGGTGGGAAACGCCCAGAATCAATACAAAAATTAGCAGATTTAATTCGTGAATCCTCACCATATTTAGCTGCTCCAGGCGCTCAAAAAGCAGTAGAAAAATCGGAGAATAAATAATGAGTAGAAACGGTAGCGGTACATATAACCTACCTGCTGGCAATCCAGTAGTAACAGGCACAACTATATCTTCAGCATGGGCAAATACAACCCTTACTGATATTGCTAATAGCTTAACTCAATCTATTGCTGCCGATGGTCAAACTCCTGTAACTGGCAATATTGCCATGGGCAGCAACAAACTAACAGGACTTGGCGTAGGAACTACAACAGGTGATTCTGTTGAATACAGCCAATTAGTTGCATTATTAAACAATGCTGTGCTAACTGGTACTGTATCTATGACAGGTACAGGATTCCTTTTAATCCCTAAAGGAACTACTGCCGAAAGACCTGTAAGCCCTGTGGCTGGCGAAATTCGTTATAACACCACTATAAGCTCATTTGAAGGTTATTCTAACGGTGCATGGGGTCAATTAGGCGGTGGTGCTACAGGCGGTGGTGGCGACCAGGTGTTCGTAGAAAACGGTGTAACTGTGACTACAAATTACACATTATCCACATCAAAAAATGCGGAAAGCGTAGGCCCTATTACCATTAATTCTGGCATAACAGTTACCGTTCCAGCTACACAACGCTGGGTAATCTTGTAAAATAGACGAAATTAAAGGAAAACAATATGTCCTCAGTCGTAATTTCAGGCGATACAAGCGGAAGTATTACACTAGCCGCCCCAGCCGTTAGTGGTTCAAATACTGCAACATTACCTGCCGCTACTGGCACAGTAATGGTTAGTGGTAATATGCCAGCGTTTAGTGCTTATATGAGTGCTGGTCAAGCATTTGCTTCAGGAACAATGACAAAAATTGCTTTTGATACTAAAGAATTTGACACCAATACAAATTACAACACAAGCAATTATCGTTTTACACCAACTGTTGCTGGTTATTATCAAATAACTTGTGGGTTTAGATGTGATGCTGGAACTTTAGCTGAAGTGTTTTTAAATTTATACAAAAATGGTTCTGAATTTAAACATTTTTATGATGTATCTGTAACGCAATATGGATTAGGTGGAACTGCATTAGTTTATGCAAATGGTTCAACAGATTATTTTGAAATGTATTTTGCACAATATAGCGGAGTAAGCAAAACAAGTAGTTCAGGTTTAGTAAGCACCTTTTTTCAAGGTGCAATGGTTAGGGGTGCATAATGTTAATAGATAAAATTAAAACAATTTACCCATCTTTAAGTGACGAAGATTTTTCGCCAAGAGGAACAATCTTATTGCAAAACGATTCAGACGGCAAAGGCGATTACATTGCTAAATGGGAACACCCTACACTAGCTAAACCAACAGATGAGGAATTAGCATAATGGCTT